TGCTTCGATGTCAATACCTTGTTGGGCTTGTGCATCTTGGGCAGCTTCAAATGTCCAGCGAGCTGACAATTTACGTGTCTTGGCTTCAACTGTTTGTTTCAAGATTTGAATGCTTAGTCTGTTACCAGCTACGCCTTCCATTGCTGCTGTAGTAGCTGCTTTGTCAGACTTGCTGCCAGAATAGCCTTCAGCGATCTTGAATGGGCTTAGTGCCTCATCACCAGCTGTGATGTCAGTACCACTTGTGCTGTCAAAGCTATCGCTGTAACGAACACGTAGTGTGTGGATTTGACCAACTGGACCAGTCATTGGCTGTACGCCAACTAATTCATTAGCGATGACCGTAGGCATCACACGTCTGATCACTGGAAGGATCACACGATTTAGGGTTGCAACGTTACCGGCGGATGTTGCACCAGCTGTGGCAGACTCAGACAAATACTTGCGGGTATTTTCGAGAGTTGTTGCCATTACTGTGCGCTTGTTACCTTGAAGACCTTCTAAAAGGGCGTCTTTGGTTTCCGACCAGCGTGACTCGAGTAATTGTGACATTATAGTTCTCCTTAAACTTTTAGTCCCGCAAGCCTGCGGATGTCAAAAATTTCAGCAGTTTTTTCTTCACTGCTAAATTGTTGTGCCTGATTCTTATTGCCTGTAATTTCTTTCGCCTCTGTTAGTGCTTTCTTGGCCGGAGTACCACCGTTCATTACTGAAGGGATATACTTGTCAAAAGCTGCACGTAGCTTTTCTGTTTGAACTGATTCAAGTAGTTCTGACATTACAGATTTCTTGTCACCTGTTAAAGGACCTAGTAACTCGCCCATTACTTCGCGGCGGTTAATTGATTCTTTGATGATTGCGATTTCTTTATTCTTTGATTCTACTTGCTCTTGTGTTTCTGCAACAATTTTAGCTGCTTCTTCTAATTCCATTTCTTTCTGTGAAACTACTTTTAATAGTTTTGCAGTTTCAGATTTTTCATTTAGATGACTTGCAGCAAATTCGCTTGCGAAGCTTTCAAAAATTCTGCGACCGAAGTCATTTTTGCGGGCAGCGTCAATATCTTCTTTTAGTTGTGTCATTTCAGAACGCAGTCCTTTTGCGACTGTTTCTTCAATGATTTTTGCTGATTTGTTGATGAAGTCTTTTTTCACTTCTTCAAACTTAGCTTTGCTGTCACGGATTAAACGTACTTTAGTTTCTGCTAAGTCTTTCTTATCAGCGTGGAATTCTGCGATTTCTTTCGCTAGTGCGTCCACGATAAAAGATTCTAATTTTGCTACATTGCCTGCAACTGCTTTACGATCTTCGTGTAATTCGACTAATTCATTACGTAAGTTTTTCAAAACAAAAGATTCCATTGCTTTGGAATCCTGTTTCATTTTCTTTGCGTACTTTGCTCTGGCTTCAATAAGACCTTGACGATCTTCTGCGAACTCACCTAACTCTGCTTGTAAGCGGTCTGTTAGCATTTGTTCTACAGCTTCTACCATTGCTGATTTGTCGTGCTCATATTTTTGAGCAAATTCTTCACGAAGTTCTGCAGTGACGTGATCACGGCTTTCTTGAATTCGGCTTTCCCAAGCTGATTCAATTTCCGATTTGATTTCTTCGGAAATCACATTGTTCTCGAAAAGTTGTTTTACGATATCTAGCATTGTGATTCTCCTACTTTGGTTATCGAAGAGTTTTGATGATCTTCATCAAACTCTCTGCTATGTATTGCTGTGCCTTTGGGTCGCCTTGAACTTCTTTTGCTATTCTAAATGCCTGATATCCACCTGTATTATTCATCAAGTGTTCATATACTGGAGTAGGATAAGCTCCTGGTGCGCTAGGCTGTGCTACGACGTCTACTGTAATAATTTCAAAACCTTGAACATTACCACCACCGTCAACTTCGCCTGATCCTCTTGAACTTACACCTAATTTCACTCCCGACTCCAACATAGTCTGAATTAACTGACCCATTGGGGTTGGGAGGATTTTAAGTTTTCCGTAGCCGTTTGGTCCGTCCATCCACATCTTGGTAATCATATGACTAACACGATCTAGATTGATACGTAAATCTGTAGGATGATCAACTTCTCCTAGTACAGAGTAACCACCAGCGATCTGCTCGTTGAGCGTTTTGACAGCCTTGCCAATTTCTTGAGAAGAATAAACTCGTTGATTTGCATTGCGGATGTCTCCTTGGATGCAAATACCGTTTAAATGCAGTGACTTTTTACCGTCACTACCTTCTTCGCTCTCTAAGACAATCTTAGCCTGATCGTAACTCAAATGTTCTGCTAGGGTAAGTTTTTTCACCTATTTGTCCTCTTAACGACGACCACGGAAAAGTGATTGGGAGTTAACGCTAGGCTTATCGCTTTGTGAACCTGTGCCACTTAGTACACCTTCGCCACCACCCTTTTTCTCAGCACCGTGACCAGCGGAGTTCTTCTTGAAAGCATCTCCTGCTTTGCCACCTGGTACGTTTAAATTACCTTTTGCATCTGGATTAGGAACAACGTTGCCTTTTGCAAGACCTGTTCCTTTTAGTTGACCTTGTGCTGATAATACAGCGCCAGTGTCTTCATATGATTGGTTTAAGTTCTTTGCAGTACCGCCCATATCATTTTTACCAGCTACAATTGATTTTGTATTCATTGTTGGCTTGTTACCATCTTTGCCAGTGCCTGAAAGTTGACCTTCTGGTCCACCTTTCTTCTCAGCACCGTGGCCAGCTGGAACTTTTTCAACATATTCACGAACTGTTTCTAGATCAAAATCTTCCATTTCATTGTCAGCATCGTGATCGCTTGGGCCACCCATATTGTCCATATCTGGCTCAGCGTGGTCACCACCTTTTAATTCGTCGAACTTAGCTTGTAGTTCGTCTACAATGCTGTCTAAGTCCATAAATAATTCTTCTTCTGATTTGTCAGAATGCTCACTGTCTTCTTCGTCGCCCATTTCTAAGTCGCCTTCTAGATCGTCAGTTGCATCGCCTGGCATTTCGTCATCACCTTCGTAGGCAATATCTTCAAAGTTTTCGTCAAGATCTTCATCATCTTTGTCTTCATCTTCTTTAGATGCTTCGTCAACTTTGTCTTCTTCGTCTTCTTCATCCATTGCTTCGTCTACTTCTTCGTCAGCAATTTCTGATTCGATTAGGTTTTCGTAGATTTCGCGTGATGCTGAAACTACGTATTCGTGGAATAATTCTTCCGCTTTAGCTTGGTCGTCATTGACCAAGTTTTCTAGCATCTGTGCTAGTAAATTCTTATCTGCCATAGTTATATTCTCCTTAAAGATGGTTAGGCTGTCTTCGTTTTATTTAACACAATGATTACAATTAGGTGTTAAATGGTACTTTTTTGATTGATCTGATCTGAATATATAGTTTCGGGAAATTTTTTAAAAAAGTGTCTGTAGGTTAAATGTTGTAAATTTGGTATTGCTTCAAATTCTGAAGGTATAAATGAACCCGGTTCAATAACTCTATAGAACTGTATTCCTGAGAATTCTTTAATTGTTTTTTGTGTCTGACTTACCCAGTTACCAAAGTAAGTTGCTGGATCGTTGCTCTTTTTATAGTTAAAAGTATCAGCATATACATTGTTTAATAGTCCAGCAGTACCTTGAAAATCAAAGCCTAATATGTATATTTCGCTGTAATATCTACTGGCTGCAAAGTGTAGTGCTGTTGGTCCTGAACTCCACCCTTTGTGCGGACTAAAGAAGTTTACGTTATCTTTACTAGCCACTCCTTTATTAGGATTGGTCCATAGCTCGTTATTTAAATGATAGCCAGTAGAAATGATTTCGTTGACCATATTAACATCAACTGCTATCAAATAGTGAGGATTAAATTCTCTGTAGATTGCGTTGCAACCATATACGGTGCCAAGCTCTAACAGAGCGTTGTGATTTGTTGATAATCTACTACGCCCGTTACCTAATACAAATGCTGTATTGTTATGCTGGGGCAGATTCGGCTTCAACTGGTGTACTATACATCTGTTGTATAAAAGCCTGCTCACTTTGCGATTCTGCTTCGTGCGCTTCAGCTTGCAATCGGAGTTGATTGATTTGACGTAGTGTTAACCGCATTTTGCGGGTATCGTCTTTTTTTAGAACAGAACTGTCCTTGCTGTTGTCGTATCGACGATCAACTGCAAAGTCGTTGTTTGAATCGTTAAAATAAAGGAACTCTCTTAGAAGCATATTGTATTTAGTTATTGAGCTGGCATTGGTGCAGCCGCACCATCTTCTGCTCCTGCACCTGGCTCTGCGGCCGCTGCCATATCGTCTGGAGCTTCTGCTTCTTGACCTGCCATATCTCCTGCAATACCGCCAGGAGTGATTCCTGCAGATCTTAATTGTCCTGCTGAATCTGTTGGCATTTTTAAGTTGCTTCCGTTTTCTTCTTTCCACATACGTTCGTTTTCTGTAATCTCTTCTTGGCTCATACCTAGGAAACGTTTCATAGCAAAACGCTTGCTGAGATGTGGAATTTCTTGTAATTGTGCAAATATTGTTACACGAGTAGTGTCTAGTTCTGCCTGACGATAGGCTGCAAAGTTCTGCGGAGCATTAAACTTTAGTTTGAATAATGTGCTGTCAATGTTAATACCTTGATCTAACAACCACATTTTAAATTCTAGATCAAATGTTTCAATAATCAGTGATTGCAACCGTTCGCAGTACTTGTTAAAACGCAGTTCTTGAATGTAAGCTGTACCTACTTTACCATCACTTACTTGGTTAGGACTTTCGTCAATTGCTGTTGGTAGATAGCTGCTTGGAATACGTAGAGCACGGAATAGTTTATTAGTAAAATAACGTAGATCTGTAATTTCACCTAGGTTAGTACCGCCTGGCAGTGTTTCAACTTTTGATCCACGACCTTCTGCTGTCTGTGGAAAAAAGTAATCTTCGTTTACACTTAGAGGATTATAACTAGCGTCTATGACGTTTGCTCCACCGCCTGTAGCTGATGGAATACGTCTCTGTTGAATTTCATTTTTAACACGTTCAACAAATGACATCGCCATATGCGCTGGCATATTTCCAACGTCTACATAGAAAATACGTCTTTCTGGAGCTCGTTGTATACGATAGATAATAATAGCGTCTTCAAGCAATTCTTTCTGCTTGTAGACTTTGAATACTGATTCTAATAGACTGTTGCCAAATGGGTAGTTAGTATCAAGCCCTTCGCTAAGGCTGATATGAACTACGTGTTTAGCATCGACTGTTACTTCATTAACTTGATTGTTAAAGCGTGTGCCTGGAGGACGAGCAGCTTCACCTACAAAGCCTTTGCCAAATCCGCCGCCGGTAGTATAGCCAGCTGTGCCGCTTGGCTGTGTATTGGTTGTGTTATGTGGAGTTGTAGCAATTAGATCTTTAAAGTTAAAGTTGATATCTTTGATTACATACTGCTCAGGAATTTTACCTTCGCTTTCGTTTACAATGATCTTGGTTACCTTGACTGGATCTACATACAACCATTTTTTAGTTTCTGGATCACGTACAAAGAAACAGTCACCGTATTTGAACGTGTTACGCACGATACGGAACATACGTGTTTCAAACTGTTGATCCTTGGCCCATTTTTGTAGTGCGTCTTTGATTAGCTTAACTTCTGTAGAAGTTGGAGCGCCGTTATAACGGATATGGAAAGCTGTGTCGTTTTCTTTATCTGGCTGTGTGCAAAATTCTGTTAGAATATCTAGGGCAGCGTTAACTTCTGAATCACTGTCCATTGTGTCATATTGAACATATCTATCAATACGATTTGGTGATCCTGCGTAGACATCTGGTAAGTAGCTGGAATAGTTCATCCTAGCTGGGCCAGCTCGGCCACCGCCCGAAATTGGGCTGTATCCTGTTGATCTATTGCTGACGTCTACCGGTGTGAAATATTTTTTCCAACTCATATATTGTCTCTTTTAAGCCCTGTAAAGGTTCTTTGTCATTCCCTTTTGAACACTAAGTTGATTCTCAGCAACTTCAAATTGTCTGGTACTGACTGTAATTAGTTTATCCATCTTAGTATTTAAGTTAGCCAGCAGGGTTTCAGGAGATTCTTGAGCGGGCTTTTTCTCTTCTTCTTTTGTAGGAGCTGATTGCCCCGATTTCTTTCTCAAATATTCTGTACGTTCTTGTTCGCTCATACCTGCCAGTTTGGCTTTTTCTGCTGCATCGGCTTCTGCTGCTTTACGTGCCGCATCTGCGCCTGCTGCATTTGGTTTAGCGCCATCCTTAATTAACGCACTTCCATTTGCTGCTGCATATTGTTTTAGTAGATCTGCACCACCTGCGTTGTAATCCATCGATGGAGCACTTGATCCTCCTGGACTAGTTGGAGATCCAGCTCCACTACCTCCACTACCGGCACCACCTTTACCGCCTAGGCCTTTCATTCCGCCGCCATAATTGTTACCGGCTTTCCTATCAGCTTCTAGTCTCTTATCAGATGCTAGTCTATTCTCAGCAAGTTTTTTATCTCTAGCCGCACGTTCATCAGCGATCTTTTTAACTGTTTCTGCTTCTTTCTTAATATTTTCTTCTTTGTTTTTATTAAGTTTTTCGTCTTGAGCTTTTCGATCAACTGCTAACGCTGCTTTCTCTTCTTCTAGAGCCTTACGTTCTTCTGGTGTTGCATCTTTAAGACCTGGAATAAAGTCTTTAATAGCATACCACATTTCTTTAAGCTGTAAAATAAATCCCCTAAACCCTAGCTTTAAGCTAGTCATCACTTCGCCTAATGTATTAAATGATCGGAACGCATCTGATAGCGCACTCCACAGAGACTTAAATCCTGCCACTAACGGATCAACTACTGGTCTTACAACACTGAATATAGAATCTAACGCTGATTTGATTGGAGGAATAAAATCTTTGGTAAACCAATCTGACACAGATTTTGCTGCTGGTAATAACTCATTCTTAAAGAAATCTCCAGCACTATTAACCATACGGCTGATAAAATCTATTGCAGGTCTAAAAGTATCTTGCAAGAAATCAGTAACGGCTAGTATTCCGTCAACTCCAAATCTTAAAACCCATTTAAACACATCTTGTAATATGTTAGTTCCTTGTTGGAATATGTCATAAACATAATCTATTACCCCAGTTAGCCCGCCGAATGAAATTCCAAGAGCATCTGTCAGATCAGTGACTTCATTGTATATTACTGTGAACGCTTTTGCAGCAAGGGTAATAGGATAATTTAATATCATCCATACTTTAAACAATGCAGTAGCCGCATCTGCTAGTACACCAAGTATTGATCCTAATCCGTTAATAATTGGAAACATATATGTCTGCAAAAATCCTGCAAACTTTTGGAACATTACTAACATAGTGTCTAATATTCCACTGCTGGCTAAAAACATTTGAAATTCATTGCTAATCTCAGATAATCTATTTTTAGCATCTTCAATCTTTTTATTCATACCATCAGTATTTTTAGCAGCATCTTTTTGGTCTTTGGCGGACTGTTGATGTGCATCTGTCGCATACCCCTGAGCCTCTACCATCGCTCCAGTTGCATCGTCCATATCTCTACTGGCTGCTAATGCTGTTCCAGATGATTTCATTTGAGCATCTGAAGCTTTTTTCATAATAACTTTCAATCGATCTTGTTCAGCATCGGTTAATCGTTCGTTACGTTGCATCTTTCCTCTAAGATTTTGCAGTTCATTCATTACATCACCGCCAAGCATCGCGCCAATCTTCTGATTGGCTTCTGTGGTCATAGTACCTGTGGCAATAAAATCTTTAACAAAACCGCCCATCTTAGGACCAAAGCCGCCGACTAACTTCATAAAATCACCGCGTACTTTTTCATCTTTGCCGGCCATTGCAGCATTAAACTGTGCATCTGTTGCCAGTGCTTTCATCTGAGCTTCTTTAGCTGAACGTTCTTCACCAGTTATTTTTGCCAACTGGTCCATTTCTTTCATATAGTTTTTAGCACCAGCAGCTAATTGATCGTTAGTTAGCTTACCGCGAAATCCTTGCAGCTTCATTAACTCACCGTATTTGGCAATACCTGCGTTAACTTCATCTGATGAGTAACCTAGAGCATATAAATCTCCAGCACTTGCTCTAAGGGCTTTTGAAACTTGGCCAAATCTTTTTGCACCTTCTTCAACTGTACTGCCTAATGCTAACATACCTTGTGAATTTGCTGCTATAAATTTTCCAAATTTCTCCATCGGCATACCGGCGGCAGAAGCGGCATTTTTAAAGTTTGTCATACTTCCGCCAAATGATGCTCCGGCTTTTGCTGCATCTTGGAATGATCCTGACACAGCCGTAGCTGCTTGTGCTACTGCTCCAAATATTGACGACAATAACCCACCAACAACAGGAATATTAGAAAATACTCCAGCCGCAGCAGTTAGACTGTCACCGACTTGTGAAATAGCAGTTACAGCATCAAATCCAGATTTGCCTAGATCAAATAATGCACCAGCCGCCATCGCAGCAGGTCCACCCAGTTTCATTATACTGCCAGTTACTGCTCCAAGAGCTTTACCAACTCCTCGAGCTGCGCTGCCAACCATTCCAGCACTTTTATTAAGTGCTCCACCGCCGGCACCACCTGCAGCAGCAGAACCTTTACCTGCTGCTGCTCCAGCACTGGCATCACCACCACCTGGACCAGCAGGCTTTGTGCCGCCTTTCATACTCTTATCGAATTTCTGCATTATCTTGAGAATTTCGTTTAAGGTGTATTCTGAGGCTGCGTTTTTAGCTTCTACTTGTCCAATTCCTGGAATGTCGATTAAAACTTGTTGTGCCATTGATTATTTTTTCCGGGTAAAATGCGCATATAAATACAAAGCGGATAATAGTATTTATTGGAGATAAAATGAGTGAAAATATGAAATCGCCTGAAGAGGCAAAAACAGTACATAAGAATCCCTTAGCTACTTGGTTCAGACAGCCTAAGATCTATGTTAAACTTCCTTCTAAAGGTAAGTTTTATTCAGCACAGGCTTTAGATCGTAGTGCCAACGAGGAGTATGCTGTTTATGCTATGACAGCGAAAGATGAACTTATGTTTAAGACTCCCGATGCATTAGTGTCTGGACAATCTACCGTAGAAGTAATTCAAAGCTGCATACCAGCAATTAAAAATGCCTGGGATATGCCTGCTATTGATTTAGATTTCTTGCTAATGGCTATCCGTATTGCCACATACGGTGATATGATGGAAGTTGGTAGTAACTGTCCTCACTGTGAAAGTGAAAATACCTACGAACTCAATCTAAACGATTTTATTGGCAGATATGCTAATTTTACGTATGCAGATACTATCGATGTTGATCCACTGACTGTACATATTCGTCCTTACAATTATAAAGAAATGACTAGGATCGGTATTAGAGGAATGGAAGAACAAAAGATTTTTAATATTGTCAATGACGAAACAATGTCCGACGAAGAAAAACTAGACAGATTTGGTAAAAGTTTTGTTAGAATTACAGAACTCACTGTAGATATTGTATCCGATTGTATTACTAAAATTGAAACTCCAAACGGTCCAACATCTGATCGAGCACAGATTAAAGAATTTATTAATAACTGTCCTAAAGAACTGTTTGAAAAGATTTCTGATCACGTTACCAAGATTAAAGATCAAGTTGAATTAAAACCACAGCAGGTTAAATGCAGTGAGTGCGAAAAAGATTATGAGATGCCAATTACAATGGATCAATCAAATTTTTTCGCCGTAAGATCTTAAATCTGCCTTTGCCGGAGATCTTACAGGAAGCTGCTCGTCTAGACAAGGAGGCGAAGGCCATTAAGAAAGAAGTGCTCAAGTTGTGTTGGTATATGAGAGGTCTTTCTTATGCTGAAGGTATGAATATGAGTTGGGATGAGAGAGAAATCATTAGCGAAATTGTAAAAGAAAATTTCGAAACAACTAAAAAAAGCGGACTGCCGTTCTTTTAATATTGATTTAATAATTGAGCAAGCTGTTGACGTTGCTCATCACTTAGTTCTTGATTTGAATAAGCTGATTTTAATACTTGAACAGTATTTTGATCAGCTTTTATTTTTTTAGACTGAACATCACTGTATACCTGCTGTAGCGTTTGTCTGTCAAATGTCTGCAGAGCATCGCCATTTACAGCTTTCTTTAGAGAATCTTTCTTTTGCCAGTTGCTGGCTTTTGGTCCTGTTGATGAATCAGGAGTGCTACTGCCTTTTAAGCCAAATGGATTTCTAACTAACTCTCTTCCTTTGTTAAAGTTTGCTCGTACATTAGCAAAACTATTTCCAAGAGGGTTTCTAACTAACTGTTGACCTTTTTTAAAATCTGCTTGTACTTTGTCAAACAGACCTTCAATAATAACATCTTTAATTTTCATTAGTGTGTTCTGAAAATACTGATCTTACCTTCAGCAACCATTCTGCTTTTTTCTGCTGCAATAGCTTTCATCAATGTTTCAGCAAGGTTGTTGCCTGTTCTAATAATACTGTCTGATGTTGGCCCCATAATACGCTCACGTTCTGCATCAATTTCAGCCTGTGACTGTTGCGGAGCCGGCGCTGCTGCGGTTTTCTTATTACGTGTACGCTTTGGTTTAGTACCTTGCTCTTGTCCAGGTGCTTGTTGTGTTGCATCAGCAGCAGGTGCTGGGGCTGTTGTAGTTGCATCAGCAGCAGGTGCCGCATTTGGATTCCCAGGCTTCGCTTTATTTGTTTTGCTAACTGGAGTATTAGCCATTGTGTTTGCAGGCGGAGTTTCCGCTCCGCCTGCAAACAC